CATGTATCCTATCATGTGCATCTAAAACAATTCTTTCAGTACTAAAAGTAAAAGTGTCGCCTGCATCTAAAGGTACTCGGTGCATTAATTTATTTGCAGTTCCTACGCTGTCGCCATCTTTTACTGCATATACTTCTAACCACTGTCTACCTAAAGCACTGTCAACACTGCTAGGAGTGTTATAGTTACAAAATAACATCACAGTCACAGCAGAAGATGTAGCTAGATCATCGCTGATTGGCTGTGCTGAATTTGTTAAGATTGTGCTTACTAAAGCCATTATTCTTCCTTATAATATTAAAGCAAATAAAAGTGCTTTGGTTTTACTAATTAATTCGTCATTTGTACCCTGCGTATTAACAAAGTATACACCAGTTCCTCCATTACCCGGAGTTGCTTTAGAATATAATTTTACATTAGTACTAGGTGTTGACGGAGTTGTTACTCTATTATCCAACGCTAGGTATGCATCAATATGCAATGTATCACTAGTATCTTCACTAATTGCGTTTCCTTCAAGCCTCACAGTACCAGCTACAAATCCAGTTGAGTCAATAGTTCCTTTTGTAAGATTATCTATTACAAATTCAATCTGACTAGGACTACCTGAAGTAGCAAAATCACTTACAGTTACTCTACTATCAGCATCAATAATCTCATCTGGTGGGTGAGTTGCTACATAGTAGGCAACATAATCATCAACATATTTCTTGTTTGGGACTATATCATCATTAGTGACATAGTTTTCATAATCAACGGTACCAGATACAGTAATTACGCCAGTTCCAGATCCGATTAAAGTTAAATCATTACCGCCTGTAACAATACTATTAGTAGCAACAGGTATATAATTGCCGCTGGTCTTATACTTTGCACTCCATGCATCTGTACTTTCATCATAGACCCATTGGGCAGAATCAACAGATCCTCTATCAATTTCTAATCCGCTGGTGCCCAGCGTAACCCCTGCACTACTTTCACCTTTATTAAGAACAATAACGTTGTCATTAATTTGAGTATTTGTTGTTTCAAGAGATGTAGTTGTTCCAAGGACAGTTAAACTACCTGTGATAATAACTTCACCTAATTGATTGCCGGTGTTAAAAAGAATTTTACCACCTGAATCTACAACAATTTTATAGTCAGCCGAAGAGCCAGCATAGCTGTTTGACCCACCGCTAGTAACTTTAACTATCTTTGCCATGTTTATCCTTAGTAGGGGCCAAAGCCCCTAGTCTTAATTAAGCGTTTTCAATAATTACACGACCATTTGCTGTTGAAGTAAATGACCACGGAGCAGTTGCACCTGTGGCAAACAACCAAGTTGTTTCATTGTTTGTCCACTGAGTTAATGTTGCTTTGCGAGCTGTTAATTTCATAACATAATATGTATTACCATTAGCATCTGTTGCTTTAATGTATGCTTCGCGAAGTGCTGGGGTATCGTCGGCAACTAATTTGCAAATTGCAATAGTACCGTCTGATATAACTTTATATCGACGACCAGAAACTTGACGAATAATATCAGAAATGTTAGCGCCTTCGTTACCTGTATTAGCACGGATAATGATTGCGTTTTCTTGATTAGTTGCTGAACCAATGTTACCGCTATCAGTTGTTAATACTGCTGTTGCGGCAGCACCAGTTGCGCCACCAAAAGTTACTGCGGCATCTGCTGGTGCTGTATAACCAGAACCTTTTTCTGTTACCACAATGCTTAACAATCCATAAGTTACATTTAATGTTAGGCCTGTTGCGCTCGCTGTGTTAGTTGTAGCTAGTGGTGTTGCGGCAAATGTTGTACGATCACCGGCGGCGGTTGTAGTTACAGTTGCTACTACACCTGCAGGTGCTGTACCACTACGTGTTGTAAATGTCAAACCAGTTGTAGCTCCAGCAGTTGTTGCGCCAAGATTATTAGTACCAGCAACGGCATTAGCAAACGTGTCTGTTAGTGTGAATGCGGTAGCGGTTGGTGCTGGGCTAGCAGAAACATAGTATGTTGATGGTATTAGTCCGCAAGGTTCTGTGTCAGTGCCTCCGACTAAAATTGATGTACCAACTGCAATTGGTAGTGTAGTTGTAGAAAATGTTAGGTTTGCTGTTGTACCAATAGTCACTGTTGAAAGTGTGGTAGCACCTGCTAATGTAGCCACAGTAAAAGTTGAACCGCCAGTAACACCTACTACTGTGCCAACAGGGTAAGCTGTTGTTCCGCCCACTGCGACTGCGGCTGATAATGCTTTGTAATGTGCTGTACCAGCAACACTAACACCGCCTGGGATATTCGGTGTGCTGAATGTAACTGTCGGAGTTGCTGTCCAACCTGAGCCTGCTACGATTGTACCATAGCTGGCTACACCTTCACCGCCAATACGGTCATCGGCATAGTTTTGATTGTTTGAATTATTGCCACCAACTTGGTTGCCACCGGTACCGATGTTTCGGTTACCAAAATATTTTTTGTTTAGAGGACGTCCCATTTTATTTTCTCCTTAAGAAAGATGGCGTTCTAGGCCATACGCGGTTGGATTTCCGCATAAAACTTACATAATTATAAGTCGTACAATGTATTTATGTTATAGTCTTAAGTTAAATACCAAGGTGATTCTATCTTCATTAGATGTGTTTTCTAACACCCTGTGTTCAAGAATTGCCGGAAATAGTAGTAATAGCCCACTATAAGGTTCTATACTTAACAGTTGTTCTTTATGCTTAAACTCTATGCAGCCACAATTTACGGGAGTTTTAATATAAAATACTCCTGCTTGGCTTGCTCCGCCATGAAAATGCCTTTTATGAAATGCTCCCGGAGGGCTGATATTAAACCATAGATACTCAATAGGCTGGATAGCATTTATTGTTGTCAAACACAAATTTACAAAATCGTTAGCCCAAGGTATTAATTTAGTATTTTTTAACTGCTGGCTTTGCCAGCCTAGTTGGTTTGATCTCAGTTGTTTCTTAACTACTAATTTTAACTTATAAATTTCGTCAATAAAGTTATCAGGCACTGGAAGATTGTATTGTTGGATTTGATCGAACATATGATATTTAAGTCAATAAAAAGGGCTCCGAAGAGCCCTTGCTTGTTACAACAAGTAATTGGATTACTTGAAAGAAACGTTTGCGCTATCAATACTAACTTTACCTAGGTAATCAGCTGCGTTACCTAGAGAAGAAGCTGTGTTTGACAACTCAACATAACCATAACGTGTCATGAATGATACGACTGGTTCAAATGTTGATGGATCTAGAACAACACCACTGCTCATCAATGGAATGTATGGGCAATAGAATGCTGCTGCGTCTGATTCGCTAGAACCTTTGTAACCAATAAGAACAGCAGTTGCATCAGTAGCGTAGGTGTTAACATAGATCTTCATAGCACTGTTCAATGTACCAACAAACTTAGTGTTTGTAGGAGCTTCGAATGTACCTTCTGTTGTACGAGCAAATGCGCTTGTAGTAGCAGATTGTAGAATTGTTAAAGCAAATGGACTTACAACGGCCCAGTTACCAGCACCGCGACGTGTACGTTGAGCGATCAAATTGCTTACGCGATTGATCTGAACAGCTAGAGCAGCGTGTTCATCACCAACGAATGTTGCTGTACCAGAAACGTTTTGTTGTTCGTATGCTTCTGTTGCTGAACCAGCTAGTGATGCTAGGCTAGCTAGAATCTCTTGGTCAATTTCAGCAGTAATTTCTTGTGCAAGAGCAGCCATAATTTCTGCTTCAACGTCAATGCCTTGTTGGGCTTGTGCGTCTTGAGCAGCTTCAAACGTCCAGCGAGCAGACAATTTACGTGTCTTGGCTTCAACTGTCTGTTTCAAGATTTGAATAGACATACGCTTACCAGCAGCACCTTCTAGAGTAGCTGTAGAAGCTGCTTTAGCGTTAGATGCATTGTTGTTACCAGAATAAGCTTCTGCAATCTTGAATGGGCTTAGTGCTTCTTCACCAGCTACTACGCCATCGCCGTTATCTGCATAACGAACACGTAGAGTATGGATCTGACCCACTGGACCAGTCATTGGTTGTACACCAACTAACTCGTTAGCAATAACGGTTGGCATAACGCGACGAATCACTGGAAGAATCACGCGGTTTAATGTTGCGACGTTGCCGGCAGAAGTGGCACCAGCTGTTGGGCTTTCTAGTAGATACTTGCGTGTATTGTCTAGTGTAACACCCATTACTGATTTTTTAGTGCCTGATAAGCCTTCTAATAGGGCTTCTTTAGTTTCTGTCCAGCGGCCATGTAGTAGTTCTGACATTTAAATTCTCCTTAAATTTTTAACCCGGCAAGTCTACGAATATCAACAATATTATTATTTGTTGAATCGTGCTCGCCACTACTTACGCTGTTACTTACTTTATTGCCTGTAATTTCTTTAGCCTCTACTAGTGCCTGTTTCTTCTGCGGTGCTTTGCCTTCAATTACTGCGGGAAGGTACTTGTTAAAACTATTTTCAAGTTTTACAGTTTGCACACTTTCCAACAATTCTGTCATGATGCCTTGTTGTTCTTTAGATAAAGGATTCAACAATTCATGCATAATCTTTTGGCGCTCAATACTTTCTTTAAGAGCACGAGCCTCTGTTTGTTTGCTTTCTGCGATCTGTTTTGCTTCGGCCACAGCGTGTTGAGCCTCTGCAATTTCTAGATCTTTCAAGTTTATAACTTTGAGCAATTTACTGGTTTCTGATTTCTCAGAAAGATAACTGGTTTGATATTCATTAGCAAATGCTTCGAATAACTTACGACCAAAGTCTGCTTTACGGGCAGCATCGATGTCTTCTTTTAGTTGTCTAATCTCTTTTGATAGGCTAGACTCAACTACATTTTCAACCATCTTAGCGGCACGTTGTACAAATTTTGTTTTCATTTGTGCTAATGCGTCACGGCCTTCGCGAACTAAACGAACTTTAGTTTCTGCTAGGTCGGTTTTGTCTTTATAAAATTCTGCAATTTCTTGAGCTAGAGCTTCTACTACGAATTCTTCTAGTTTACCAAACTTATGAACCATTTGCATTTGATCTTCATGTAACTCGCGAACTTCATTGGCTAGTTGACGTGTAACAAATTCCTTCATTACATTGCCAGCTTGATGCATTTTTACTGCATACTTTGCCTTAGCTTCTGCTAGTTGACGACGATCTTCTTCAAACTCTACGATTTCAGCTGATAGTGAATCTGTTAACATTCTGTCAACAGCTTCTACCATTGCGGCCTTATCGTGCTCATAGCGTTGAGCGAACTCTTCGCGTAGTTGTTGAGTAACTTGTTCACGGTTCTCGTTGATACGAGATTCCCAAGCTGACTCAATAGCCACTTTAGTCTCTTCAGAAATCACATTATTCTCAATTAACGTTTTTAATGCATCCAACATGTGATTCTCCTCTTTATTGGAGCTTGCTTATTACAGATAATAAGCTCTCTTTGAGATAACGCTGTGCCTTAGGATCACCCTGCACTTCATTCGCTATGCGAACGGCTCTATTACCACCACGACTATTCATCAGGTGTTCATATATTGCTGTAGGATAAGCCCCTGGGGCACTTGGTTGAGCTACCACATCCACTGTGATAATCTCAAAATCTGACACTTCACCGGAACCGTCCTCACGAACGTTTCCAGATCCACGACTTGATACTCCTAACTTCACGCCACTTTGAACCATGCTTTTAACAAGGTTACCCATAGGTGTAGGTAGAATTTTCAACTTTCCATAACCATTAGGACCGTCCATCCACATTTGCGTTATCATATGGCTGACGCGATCCAGGTTAATTTTTAGGTCATCTGGATGATCTACTTCGCCGAGTACTGAGTATCCACCGGCACACTGATCGTTTAGGGTTTCGACAGCCTTGCTAATTTCATGTACAGGATATATACGCTGATTTGCATTACGGATTCCTCCTTGAATGCAAATGCCACTCATATATAGA